TTTTATTTGTAGTTGTTTGAACAGAACCATCATAAGTTAAAATAATTGATGGCCACTGATTATAAGGTATTTCTAATGGAAAATTTGAAGGATTGTACGGTTCTGGTAACCTTATTGAGGTATCCAGCAGGGCTTTCTTCCAGACTTTGGAAACAGAACGAAGATAATTACGATATAAACTGTATTCATCTTTTCCATTTCTCTTATCATCTTCGACTTCTTTTTTAGAACGTTCATCATTACGATGGAGCTTTTTTATTGAGGATCTAAAAAGAGATTCGACACACGCCAAACCCTTTAAATCTTGTTCAGAAACAAGGCGCGGGGCTCCTATATTTCCTTTACTCTCTAAAGCACCGATAATATTTACACCATTACCGATTATCCGTTCCTCGAAATCGAATCTACTGCTTGCATATTGCCATACCTTCCAACCATATTTAGACGGTTTCTGAGCAGGAAACTTAAACAGATCTTGATGATCATGTATTTTCCTTGCTAAACGCAAATCTAAATCGGTTGGCTGATATCGGCCGGCAGTAGCTAGACCCATTCCCCCAAGCTGCTCTGGTATAAACCAAGGTATATTCAACCCCTGTAACTCAGCTTTATTATACTTAATGAATTGTTTCAAAACACTCTCCTTTAAAAATTCAGGAGAACTATCAACTAAAGCACGTGATCGTGCCCCGATAGTCATTTCATTAAGAGGCTTATCCTGATTCCCAGCCGAACGTGTAAGACCGTACATAAGACCAAGATTGACGTAACACACTTCCTTGAAGTAAGTGTTACGAGCAACCTCTTCGGTGCCCCTGTACGCCTTATATGTTTCACATAAGGTAGGATAATAATTAAAAGTTGTGGAATTAATATTTAAAAATTCTGTTGAATAATAAACTTTACCCACAGACGGCTTCAGACCCACGAAAGAACTAATCCTCTCCCATAATCTAATACCATCTCTTTTAATCCGAATTAAACCATCATCACCATTTATCAAAATGTGAGCATCACATAACCTATAAACACGGTTATCTGTGAGCTCTTTGACCCAACGGCAAACTGCTGCGTTAACAATGCAGAGTATGATAAAACTGGTAACCGATCCCATTAACTGACCGTTCCCCTGAGGAGCCTGTAGATAATCACCTTCCATATCTATTCCTTGACGGACTAATCGATCATACAGCAAAGGATAATTATTACGTATTTCAGTAACAATATCTGCGTCTTGATCGGCACCGCCGATTTCTAGAATATGGGATGTAAGAGACTTATGAAAAAGATCTCTTTCATCTAAAGATAGGTCTAGGCACGACGAAACAGCAGAAACAGCTGTATCCGAAGCCCAAGAGGCCATCTCATTGGTTGCATTTGCATAATCCACAGAAAGATATCCTTCATCAGGAGGTAGCTTAGCACCCATCGCTTCTTGTACGATGTATGCAGTAACAGGCTTTCCAATTAATTGGAATATACGATGATCCTTCATATCTGACCACATTTTCCTCTGAAGAGGTTTAAGTGCGGTATATATGAAAGGAGGACCTTTCGTTATAACCCTGACCTTTAGAGCTTCCGCTAATGCTAAAGGCACTGCAATAGGCCTCTCACGCAGAGCGCGAGAGACAATCCGG